GATTGTTGATCCTTCCAAGAACCCGCATTTACACGTGTAAATGTAGGTGACAGGTAAGGAGCCGAGTGACCAAGGGATTTGAGACTCAGAGTGGTTAACTCTGGGAACTTCTCATGTGAAAGCAGTATCTTACTCAGATACTACTTCCATAGCTCATGAGGGTTCCTGTTTCAAATAAGTTATACTGTGCAGATGTTAAGTGCTTGGTTATTAAACTTAATCAGGCATTTGCATCTGCTCGCATTGTTCAATGGTCCATTTCTGGTCCATGAACTCACGAGCAGCAGTAATAAAGTATTTGTTAACAGCCGAATCCGCTAAGATCCTAGAAGTAGACGCTTTCATGGAGAAGACCCCCTCAGAAATAAAGTATTTAGATAGACCTGCTTCCCGATAAAGAGAGTCAGATGACTCATCTTCAGGAGCAAGCAGTTTTAATAATAAGTCAAAAGACTCATCATTAATCCTATTTAATACTAAAACTAATGGGTTATCCCAGTTAACCATAACTGGAATAGTCTCCTTCAAGAAATCTTGTGTAGCTTGATCAGCAGAGCTCGGGATGGCTCCATACGCTAATTTATATAGTTTATCATTGATAACATATAAATCACGTTGGAACATCTCCAAATCACGTCTAATAAGGCGTCTCTTTGCAATAGTGAAGGTCCACTTAAGGAACTTCAGCAGGCTTTCGCCTGTCAAAGGGACATTGATGCCGAAGTATAACGAAAGAACTCTTAGAGTTTCTTCTGTATATACTCCCACATTAATCTCTTTCGAGACCGAATTAAACACCATATACAAGGATATTACCCTGAGCACGTGTTCGTAAATGAACCGTGGCCCACGGAATACCTTATATATGGATGTGATTAGATCCGGGTGCTTTTCAAGAGCAAGACTCCAGCCGTGGTGGTGCTGGGTATCAAGAAAGTTATGCAATAGGGGGTATCTCTTCCAAACGGAAAAGAGTCCACCTATAGCAAAACCTGTTATCTCGGACCCTTTATGTATCCATCTCTTGGCAAATTCATACGTGTCGTGAGACACATGTGTTTTTACTTCAGAAATGGGCATATCGAGTTCTGATAACAGTTTCTTGTATTCCCTAGCAACATCACTGTCTGCAATGACTATATCATCACCCAACAAGGCGTAACCTGTAAAGAAGACTGTTTTACCAGCCCTCCTAGCAGATACACGCACGAGTACGTGGTGAGTCAAGGCCATTGCAGGCCACGAACTGTAGGCTCCCATTGGTTGACCAGCTTGATACTTTACAGTATCAGTTGATCCACTAATGGTGAACTCCATGGATGTTAGGAGACTGGCCCATGCTTCTACTTTAGCCTTCGGCATAACATATGATAGAACACGCTTCTGAATAAACAGAGGCATTCTATCTGTTGCTGCCGTAAGATCTAAAGAGTAGTATGGACCAGAAGAAGGAAGAACTTCGAGAAATCGGTTCTGATTAAAGGTACAATCGGTAGGAATCTTACGTAACATGTCGTTAAGACAGTTATGTAAGGGTTTCATACACGTTTGTGTCCAGTAATCTAGAATACCGATTACCCGGGTCTTACCCTCTTTGTCACTGAAATATGACAACTTCCGTAAGCTATGGGACTTAGCCTTGTACTCCTTTGCCCACAAATCGGCCACCGAAGTCCATTGTAAAATGTCAAGACGATCTGTTAAACCTGTCAATAATGAGGCCAGCTTACTACCTCCTAATGTTATAATATTATACATTAGTTCAGAGGATAGTAAGGTAACTTCAGTTATTGAGGTTAACAGCGCTTGACCCAATGGACCCCTTTTGGTGGTCATATGTGGAAAAGAGAAACCTATGTTACGATTAGATATACCTAAACTAAAACAGGCCGCGCTCATTTCTTTTACCGAAATGGTATCAGATCCGAGACACGGACTAGTTATAGTAGAAGTATCCAAGACAGGTTTGAACTGAATTGACCGTAGTGACACTAAAAGTGTCATTAACAGTCTCAGCTCATCCTTATCTTGCAGAGCGGGTTGAAAGCGAATTATCCACAATGGAAATCCGTCTTTCAAGACCACTCCGTCTAAAACAGACAGAGGTTCACCACACAGGTAACGAGTTACGGCTAAACGTGTCAATTTGACATATTTAACAGTAAATTCGAGACCCCGTGTGGATACAAGGCGGTCTATATCCTTATAGAAGATTGTGATATCCTTAGACCACTTACCATAAGCTACAGGAACAAATGCAGTTAGAATTTTAGGTACTAACAAACCTATCTTTCGCAGCTGTATTAGTTTATTTGTAGCTTTAAGTAATAAGTTTAAAGATACCGCGATACATA